TATGTTGAAAAGATCATAGATCCAATTCAATCTAGATGTCAAACATTTGCAATTACTCCCCCTAATAAAACAGATGTAGCAAAACGATTAGTCGCAGTGCTAGAATCAAAAGGAGTAGCTTATGACATTAAAGATGTAGCTGCTATTATCAATTCATCATATCCAGATGTTCGCAGAGCGCTTAATTCAGCTCAAAGCTGTGTAATTAACAATAAATTGACATTAGATAAGGCTAGCACTTTGCAGGCTAATTATATGACCGAAGTATTGGCTATATTAACATCAAGCAAAGATAAAAAGGCTGCCTTCACTAAAATACGTCAGGTTATTGCAGATAGCAAAGTTAGAGACTTTACTCCGATGTATACATTCTTATATGACAACTTAGATGAGTTTGCCACCGGTCATATTGGAGGAGCAATTCTAATTATTGCAGAAGCACAATTTAAAGATGCATCAGTTGTTGATAAAGAAATCAACATCATGGCAATGTTTGTAAACCTATTAAACGAAATTTAACATGAACAACCCAAATATAAAACCAACTGATATGCAACCTATCCAATGCACCGAATGTGATGGATTGTATTTTCGCCAAGTTGTTGCGATTAACAAGGTTAGCAGATTGCTAACAGGTGCAGACAAGGACACAATGGTTCCAATTCCAGTATTCCGATGTGATGATTGTGGAGCAATACCAGAAGAGTTCCAACCAATTAAAATGAAAAAATAATGTCAATAGCATATCATAAAGATAACATAACAATTGTTTTCAAAACATCGAATCGAAGCAATGCTCGTACCAAAATGAAAACATTTCGAAATAAATGTATCGATGATATTCTAGACAAGAAACTCCCAGGTATTCCAGATACAGCAGTAATTGTAGAAATAGGAGTAGGTCGGTTGTTTGAAGAAAAATGGAAAATTAAATATAAACTATAATATGGCAGTAAAAAAGGGTGCAACACAAGGGGCAACGATTTTCGATTTTATCGATGGAGTAACACATAAAAAGAAAGAATGGTCAAGCTATTCTGATATTGACCAAAAAAGATTCGCACCATTCATTGTTAATCGATGGTTATCAATGCGTCAAGATTTTACTGAGTTAATCAACGAATTCCAAACATATACAATTGGATTATTGCGTCCCAAGGAAACGTATCGGCTATATTATGAATTTCTTCCAGCATCAAAAGGATTTGCTAAATATATAAAAGGTAAAAAAGATGATACATATTCTGACAAGTTAATTGCCCAAATTGCAGAACATTATCAAGTTAGCAAAGCAGAAGCTGCCGATTATGCAGAATTACTTGATCAGAGTGCATGCACTCGAATGTTAGCGCTATATGGGTATACTGATGCAGAAATTAAAACAATGAGCAAAGGAATTAGAAAATGACAGCAGAACAATTTACGTATTGGCTACAAGGATTTATGGAAATAAATAATCCTGAAATATTAGGAGTTCGAGAAACTCAAATTATCAAAGATCACTTAAAATTAGTGTTTGATAAACAGACACCAGATAGAACAGTTACCCCGCCATTAGCACCAATGCCAAATTGGCAAGTAGAACCAGCGCATAACCCATATCTAGATTGGACATGGAAACCTAATCCATATACAATTACATGCACTGGCGATGCTATGAATGATCCAAACAAGAAAATTTGTTAATATGAGCGTAAACACACAATCACATTATCGCGGCAAAGACAGTCTTTATAAATTTGCAGATGAGTGGGCGTTAAACAGTTATGAGTTTGATATCATTAAACGCATTGTACGATGTCGGCACAAAGGCACCTTTGAACAGGACCTTGAAAAAACAAAAGACTTAATTGATATATACCTCAAAGAAAAACTTCCTAGTTACTTGGACATATCAAAATAATTTCTTATTTTATAAGTAGACCAATATTTATTAATAAATTTAAAGGAAATTATGAAAAGAAATCTATTAGTTGAAAATATGATAAGATTCAATACAAAAAATTTATCAGAACAACAGTTAGATGCGTTTAAAATGAATGATGATGAATATTTTCTAGATAGACCAGAATTCGACGAGATGACTGTTAACTATGAAGATTTAGCACGCGATCTAAAAATGGCAATGAATAAATCAGACGGCCGTATAGCTGTGAAAGTCGCAGAAACACTTTTAAATTATTTAACTACAGGAGTATACGAAAAATTAGAAGCAGTCAAACAAGATACTAAATATGATACTCCATACTTAAGACGACATATACAAGGTGAAATTGACAAAATACAAACAGTTAATCAAGATGTAATCGAAGATGCTATTAAAGTTCTTAAAGTTTCTCCAAAAAATATGACAGCAATGCAAACTATATATGATATCATTATAGATCTGTTTAGATATGTAGACTAATATAAATAACTAATTCAAAGTGCAATCTAACCGGTTGCACTTTTTTACTGTTCGGTTGGTTTGTATGGTTTTTTTTATTATATTATAGTATGAAAGAAAATGTAAATTACATTGCCCCAATATACAAGTTAGCATTAGTAGATGCAACAACAGTACCTAGACGAATATCTTATTCACAATGGTCCATGTATGAAAAATGTCCTAATCAGTGGAAGCTAGCTTATATAGATGGATTAGCACCATTTCAATCTAGCATTGATACATGTTTTGGAACAGCATTTCATGAAACCCTGCAAACATACTTGACTGTAATGTACACTGACTCAATTAAACGAGCTGACGCAATAGATTTAAGGGAATTGCTTACAACTAATCTTCGCAACGAATATGCTAGCAACGTAGAGCAGACAGGTGCACACTTTTCTAATCCTTTACAATTAGCAGAGTATCTCGAAGATGGAGCTGCTATCCTGACTTGGTTTAAGAATCGCAGATCCACATACTTCTCCACAAAAGATTGGGAATTGGTTGCAATTGAAATGGAACTATGTACCCAAGCATCTGATGCAAATCCTTCTGTGTTCTGGTACGGATTTATTGATGTTGTACTGAGAAATACTAAAACAAATAAGATACATATCCTAGACATTAAAACTAGTCGAAGTGGTTGGAATAAATATCAAAAAGCAGACGCAATAAAAATGGCTCAATTAATTGCCTATAAGAATTATTTTGCTAAACAATTTGGTGCTGTTGTAGAGAATATTGATGTAGAGTTTTTTATTGTGAAACGAAAAATGCTAGAGGAATCAATGTTCCCACAAAAACGGGTGCAACAAGTAATTCCAGCATCAGGTACAGTAACTCAACGCAAAGTCCAAAGACAAATTGATAGATTTGTTGAATCATGTTTTGACTTAGAAGGAAATAAGAATGCTGATAGGGCATATATGGCAATCTCAGGTAAAGGGGATAAAAATTGCAAATATTGTCCATTCAAGACTGATTATGCAAATTGTGCTAAAGAATCTAGGATTCGTGAATAAAATTCATTATAATAAGTTATGATTAAATACACACATAAACATACATATGTATATAGGTTTCCATTAGCAGCAAAAGCCGGTGGGACTGTAGAATGTGAATATACACTGTGTACTGACGTTGATAATGCTAATAGCAAAGAGAATCGAACTCTATTAGAATACATGTTAAGATTAATTTATGGCCATTTGCCAAAGAGTGTTAAATTTTCATACGAAAAATAAATGATAAAAGTAGCAGTTATAGGAAGTACCGGTTGGCAGAATAAAAGAAAAGTTCAGCAAACACTTCAAGAGTTAAAGAAACGATTCCCGGAAGATCTAATGTTAATCGGAGCTGGTGGAGCAGAAGGTGCTAATTTAATGATTAAGAAGTATGCATTGGAATTTGGTATCAATTACAGTGAATATAATCCTTCATTTTCTGGATATAATTTATACTCAGCAATGCCAGAATCATATTATGGCAAATCATATCATTTCAGCCAATTACATCATCGTATGAAGCTTATAGCAGAGAAATGTGATTACATGATGATACTAACACAAGACACCACATTAGATCCAGTATTAAAGACTGCATATACCAATGTAAACAAGTTAAAAAAACCCGTGGTTATTTTAGGATAATCATATTTATATAAAAGTTATAAGGAA